CGGCAGGAACCTTACTCCAGTCGTTTTCGGCCAGTCGCTTGGTGATGGTCTCAAAGCCTGCAGAACCATAGAATTGCCAGCCCACGTTATAGGCGAAGCTCATCAAAGCTCCGCGCTGGCTTTCGTTCATCTTGTCCCACCCTGGAATTGTTCGCTTCAGAGTGGGAAGCACAAAGCTCTTGAGGCGATTATCCAGCATGGCATCGGCCACGTTTTGCGTGATCCGATCGCCTTTCTTAACTGGAGCACCATCAAAATGGCGGGTCTCCCCCCAGCCAATCGTCCACACTCCCACGCCATCGTCATAAGCTTCAAGCTCACAGCCCTCAAACTCTTTGAGCAGCGCAAGCCCTTCAGGGGGAACAATGGTGGGAGGCGGATTGGGAATAGTTTGCTTGCCGGCTTTGCTCCAAATAGCGTACCATTCTTGGTCACTATTCACAAGCTCAGGGGCCTTAGCGGCTAAAGTTTCGTCCAGTAAAACAAGGGCTGCGTCCTGATCGGGCAGCCCCTTGTAAAACCGAACCAAGTCCCGAATCTTAATTTGGCGCGGCATCAGCGACGGCGATAAGGAGCGAAAATAGCCTTGGCGATCATGAGGATCAGTTCCACTTGGGAATTAGCCTTGATCGGCAGAGCGGCAATGATGGTTTCAATGGCACCGACAACAACGGCACCAATGGCCATGTATTCTGCGGGAGTCATGGGAGCAGCGCAATTACCAAAAGTCTAGCGTTGAATCTCCAGATTTCTCACTCGACTTTCTAAATCATTCACTTCATCAGAATTGGCCTTATTGTCCACCTTGCCAGAAAGTGTGTCCACCAGTTTCGTGATGGTTTCAATTTGAGTGTTAATTCTGACTTGCTGTTGCCCCACGGCAATGAGCGTGCCTCCACTGGCCAAAAGGATGGTAGCCGTAACAGTGCTTGTCAATGTACCAAGCCATTCCTGCCAGCTTTTGTCCTCTGCCATTGCTCTATTTTCTCATTCCCCTATTCTACGCCATTGTTGCCTTGTTCCTAGGGATTAGGCTGGTAAAAACTAAAGGGATTGCATGGAAATTGCGTACCATCCCGACGATCTTCTGAATAGCTTAATTGAACTTCGCCCTGGTGATGCCCGCAAACGATTCCGCAAAGCAATCTTTGACGACTACCCACTTAGAGGACCCCTCGGCCATTGTTGCTGCGCCTATTGCGGCAAGTGGAACGAAAAGCTAACGCTCGATCACGTTATTCCCAAAAGCAAAGGCGGGCCTCATTATGCCCGCTACAATCTTGTGCCAGCCTGTAATCGTTGTAACGTGATTAAGGCTAGTGATGATGTGCTGGAGTTTTGGCGGCCTCAGGAATGGTGGTCAAAAGAAAGGGAAGATATTCTGTTTCGTTGGATGATGGTTAATTCATGGCTGGCGGGAAGAATTGTAGAAGCAGACTGCCTTCCTCCCGCCGAACCATTGATTATCAATCCTCCAGATTGCCAATTAGCCGTTCCAGATACCATCGCGCCTTCTTTGCATCCTCCAGAGACTGACCTTTCAGCCACAAGCGAAGAAGATACTTCAGGGCTTGACCATGAAGAAATGCTGCTTGATTATTGGGGGCTTCAGCAATGGCATCCTCAATGGTGATAATAGCCTCTTGAGAACCAGTGCGATAGTGGGAAGGATTGATGGGATCAGTTTCAGGGAAAAAGCGAGAAAATACGGATTCAGACATTGGAAAACAAGGCAAAAGTTTCGGGGAATTTTTCACTGGCAAGTTGCTCCAAGGCAATAGCATAGGCTTGAATTTCGCCTTGAGCGCCAGGCTCACGACGCAACTGAATGAAATGGAGGAGGGCTTGCAATGAGCAAGTCCAAGTGAAACTGGTATAAAGACAAGCAGGAAGAATGGCGCGGGCCTGCTCTTTAGCTACCCCCATTTCCAGAAGATCAATGTAGCTTTCAACAGCAATACCAACGGCGCGAGAATAAACAGAAGCCGCTTTGTCCTGATCGCTGATTTCGCCATCGCTTCCTTGCTTGTTGTTTGTAGATTGCTTGCGGAAAGTTTCAGGGTAGTAGTATTCGTGCTCATTGGCTTCACAGTAACGGAAGCTCTTTTCGTTCCAGCCAAGTTGATCGTCAACATAAGTGCAGGCCACTGTATGTTTCCACCATTGCCGTGCCACAAAAAGTGGCGCCTTAACGTGAAAGCGAAGAATGGCTCCCCTCAGTGGCGAGGTGTGATTATGGGACAAAAGGTAGTCAAGAAGCCTGCGTTCTTTGTCGCCAAACTCTTGAGTATGACGATCGTAACTTTGCTTGGCATCATTCACAATGGACAGGTCATTGCCCATTGAATCCAAGAGGCAAACAGAACTGAAAGAGTCGGCTAAGGGGCAGAGCCTCTGACTAGCCATAGGGGGCGAATCCGATTCAAGGCGACTATAGCCGAAATCCCCCTCCTTTGCCATTGCACCTTTGCCTTGCTTCTGCCATTGTCCTTCACGATGGCCTCCAGGGCGCCTTCAGTGGCAGTGGCCAGCCATCCTGCAGTGGACCATGCCACAAGCACTACGGGCTCTCCTGGTGCCCATTGATAGCCCTTGGGCGATGGTGGTAGATAGTGGCGTCGGGCAATCCACCCCTCATTGTTCGGGCTATTGCCATTGGTCACTCGCTTGTATTGTCGCCAATAACGTTCCCTCTTATCTAGGCTAGTCACATAGCTGAGACGACCAATCATCCTCATGCCGTTTTCTCTCCCAGTGGTGGTAGGTTACAATGGCCGCAAGTTTCTTGTTCGTATGGGACCATTCGATCACACGCCAGAGCGTGAATTTTCCCTCCTTAGTGCTAAACAGGCAGTGGATAATTGCTCAGACTTGCAAGCCTTAAAGGATCGCACCAAAGACCTTGTGGATGCCTTTGGCGCTTTGCAAACGGCCTATCAAAGCCTCATGCTTGAAAACATCAGGCTAACGCAAACCCTAATGGCGCGTGATTCAGATATTCTTGCGGCAGAGCAGTTATTGCAGGAAGTGGCTGCCCAACGCGACTCTCGATGGTGGCGGCAATTAAGGCGTACCATCTTGGGTTTCTAATCATTTCTGGCGTCATCAGGAAAATAACCCACCCTCCGGCATAGGCCAGATTGTACTTAAAGGCATCACGCTCGTAGCCAGCGCCAGTAACGTGACGGCCCCTTGTGTAGATGCCGCCTTGAATTTCAATGCCCACGCGGGTTTCCTCATGGGCAAAATCAAGGCGAAACCTTTTGGCCCTTTTGCTCAAGCTCCGACGGTAAGCATAATCAAGCTCCCAAGAGCTAATGTCATCAAATTCGGAAATGAGCGGATGCTGAGGGTAATTCAGTGTCCAGAATCCCCAGAACTTACGTTCAAGGGAACTTGCATTGGGCTGGAGGCCAGGAAAGTTAGCCGACACTTGCGACAAACAACTGCCCAATAGTCTAAACAAAAAGGGGGCCTAAGCCCCCTTCGTGTTAACCAACGCTTGATAGTGTTGGCTCATTGGTTTGGTTTTGATAGGCCCCCTCGTAGGGCTTTTCGACAATGCCACAATCCGCAAAAACGATTTGTGCAATGCCTTCATTGGCCCAAAGGCGAACATAGAGTGGCGTGGGATTGACAATCGAAATTGTCAAGTGACCACACCATCCAGGTTCAATCGGCGTGATGTTGGCGATCACTCCGAGACGGGCGTAGGTGGACTTACCAAAACCAAAGGCAATGGTATGGTTTGGCATGTTGAAAAGTTCAACAGAACTGCCAAGACCAGTGCAATGGGGAGGAAGCCAGAAAAAGCTTCCTTCATCGCAGTGTTGAAGTGTAGCAGAAACCGGCTCCAAACGGTCAGCCAGTTTGGGGCACAGGAAAACTTCCTGCTCCATTGCCGGGGAGAATACGACAAACTTCTCAGGAGAGAGGCGAATGTCGTAGCCAGCCTGCGACAAACCATAGCT